GAGAGATCTTAGAGAAGAGGTACCAAAGAAAGAAGATGAGCCGAGCAAGGAATCTAAGTAGATTTAGACCAGCATCAAGTGGATTAATTGAAGCTGCTAATATTACTAGTGGCACGATAACTAATACTCAGATTAATACTAGTGCTGCAATAGCTAAAACTAAACTAGCATCATTAGATATAGTAAATGCTGATATTAATGCTAGTGCAGCTATAGCAAGAACTAAGTTTGCAACACCAGTATGTGTTTATGCAAATAGTACAACTAATAATGGTGGATTTGCTGCTGGTGCTTGGGAAGCAGTAGAATTTGCAAATGAAGTAATAGATACTAATAACGCTTTTAATGGACAAGAAGGAACTGATAATAACAATGGTGGAGTATTTACTTGTCCAGTAGCTGGTAGATATTTAATTCATGCAGGCAGTATTGCTGAAGTTAACTCTACAGGAAAAATGGCAAACATGGGTTTACGATTAGTAAAAAATACTACTGGTAATGCAGCTAATGGTGGAACACAAATAAATGGTACAGAATCAAATTTTGTTTCTGGTAATGGCTATATAACAGCTGTTACTGGTAATGTAACAGCTATAGCAGATCTTGCAGTAGGAAATAAAGTATGGTTACAAGCTTATGCTAATTGGTGGGGAGGTTCTTGGCTAGCAGGAGCTGGTCACTTTTCTGTAATGCAAGTAGCTTAAGAGGATAATAATATGGCACTATCAAAGATAACAGCAGCAAGTATTACAGATAACAGTATTACTAATACTCAGATTAATTCTAGTGCAGCTATAGCTAAGGCTAAACTAGCTTCTTTAGATATTGTTAATGCCGATATTAATGCTAGTGCGGCTATAGCACAAACTAAGCTAACTCCAGTAACTGCTGGCAATATGCCTACTGGTGCTGTTCTTCAAGTTGAACACATGATACTAAATAATAGTACATCTTACGCAGCAACATCTAGTAGTGGTCATGATGTTTTAAATCATACAGTAACAACGAAAAGACTTAACTCTAAGTTTCTTGTACAGTGGTATTTTTGTCATGGTGTAAGTGCAGAAGATAATAATATGGATAGCCATGATATACATCTTTTTGGTTTAAGAACGGCTAGTAGCACCCATGCTTATGTTGGTGGTAATGGTAGTTTAACTAGACAAATTGCTGGTTCGCCCGGAACTACAACTGGAAGAGTTTATGGTACTGATGTTCCAATGGCACCAAGTAGAGGTTTAACTCCAGCTTACGGAAATGCACATGATGTATTTCATAGAAGTGGGTCTTTTATAGATGCTCCAACTTTAGCTGCTGGAGTTACAAATCAATACAGAATTAGAATGTACAATCAATCAACAGTTTACGTTAACAGAGGTAGAGGTAGTGCAAGTGGGTCTGGTGGTGTAAGTAGTATAATGATAATGGAGTTCGCAACATGAGTGATAAAGATACAGATAAATTTATGCAAGCACTAATTAACCTCAACGTAAAAGAATATAAATTTGAAGGTGATGAGCCAACTAATGAAGCAGAGTTTAAAGCTGGTTTTAAAAAAGTTACTGGTGCTGATGATAGCGGTGGTGCAATTTATACAGATGATCCAAGTAAGTTTGGTGTTACATGGTCACAAATAAAAGCAGAGATGGATAAACTATAAGATTAAAAATGTTATAAATAGAGTATAATAATAAAAAACTCTAGGTTATAATATGGCTGCTCCAAGTTCCAAAACAACATTAATAGACTATTGTAAGAGAAGATTAGGTGAACCTGTTATCGAAGTCAATATAGATGAAGAGCAGGCTGAAGATCGTGTTGATGAAGCTTTAGAATATTATCAAGAATTTCACTCTGATGCTACAGTAAAAGGTTACATGAAACATCAAATAACTGGTACTGATGTAACTAATGAATATATCTCTGTTTCTACTGATATTATTCAAGTATCAAAAATGTTTGCTTTAAGCAGTTCATTTAATACATCTAGAAATTTTTTTGATATCAAATATCAAATGATGTTGAATGATTTAGCAGATTTTGCTACATTCACGGGCGATCTTGCGTATTACGAACAGATCCAACAATACTTAGCTTTATTAGATATGAATTTAAACGGTGCGCCAATTGTTAACTTTTCTAGAAGACAAAATAGATTATATATTCATGGAGATTTTGCTGATAAAGATATTCAAGCTGGAGATTATATTGTAGCTGAGGTATATAGTATTATCAGTCCAACTACTCATACTAGTGTTTTTAATGATATGTGGTTAAAAGAATATACTACAGCATTAATTAAACAACAATGGGGATCTAACTTAATAAAATTTGATGGAATGCAACTACCAGGAGGAGTGCAGTTAAATGGTCGACAATTATATGATGATGCTACTAATGAAATTGTAGCTTTACGAGAAAGAATTAGAGTTGAACACGAATTGCCACCAGATTTTTTTGTGGGATAATGTATGGCCACAAATTATTATTTTCAACAAGGTGTAAAATCAGAACAAGATTTATATGAATCTATAGTTATAGAATCTATAAAGATGTATGGCCAAGATGTTTATTATCTTCCGAGAGACATTGTAAATTTAGATGACGTATTTAAAGACGATGCTGCATCACGATTTAATTCTTCACATAAAATAGAAATGTACATAGAAAATATTGAAGGTTTTGACGGTGAAGGAGATATCTTTACAAAATTTGGAGTAGAAATCAGAGACCAAGCTACTTTTGTTGTAGCAAGAAAAAGATGGTCATCTCAAGTAAAACATTATGATAGTGAAATTACTTCAGTAAGACCTTTAGAAGGCGATCTTATATATTTACCATTTGCTAAAAAGTTATTTCAAATTCAAAGAGTTGAACATGAGTCTCCTTTTTATCAATTGAAAAATGTTCCAGTATATAGATTATTTTGTGAGTTATTTGAATATAGCGGCGAAGATCTTGATACTAATATTGTATCTATTGATAATGTAGAAAAAACCGGATATGAAGTAGCTCTTACATTGCAGGATTCTAGTGCAATAGGATTTATTGTTGGAAATGATATAAGACAACAGTTTTCAGATAGTGCATTAGGAACTGTTAGTTTAACTGGAGAAATAACTGAATATAATGACTCTACTAATATAGTAAAAGTTACCCATCTTAGTGCCACTGATGGCAAATTTCATATGTTTACAGCTGGAAATATTACATCCTTAGATTCAACCGGTATTGAATTAAATAGATTTACTAGAACTATAACAGCTGTTAATGAAGAATTAGCTCAAGCATTAAATCAAAATAGTGACTTTGACACTGTAAGTACAACCTTTTTAGACTTCTCCGAAGAAAATCCTTTCGGCGATCCATCGGATATGTAATATGTTTGGAAACCATTTTTATCATAAAAAAGTAAGAAAATGTGTAGCTATGTTTGGCTCACTTTTTAATAACTTATATGTAATTAGATTAAATTCATCTGGAGCTTCGACTAGCCAAATTAAAGTACCATTATCTTATGGACCAAAAAATAAATTTATTGAAAGAATTAATGAACAACCAGATTTGACTACTGGAAGCAAAGTAGCTATAAAATTACCAAGAATGTCATTCGAAATAACAAGTTTTTCATATGATGCTAATAGACAATTACAAAAAATAGCTAATTTTAATAGAGCTACTTCAATAGGAGATGTGAATTCTAGACAAAAGTTTTTTGTTCCAGTGCCATATGATATTGGATTTCAGTTAAATATATATGCAAAAAATCAAGATGATGGATTACAAGTTGTAGAACAAATTTTACCATTCTTTAATCCTCAATACAGTTTAACAATGAAGCCGTTTCCAACTGACTTTCCTGATATCAAAGAAGACATACAGGTTATATTAGAAGGCTTAAACTTATCTGATGATTATGAAGGAACTTTGGAACAAAGAAGAACAATAATTTATACTATGTCTTTTCAAATGAAAGTAAATTTTTATGGACCAACACAACGGTCAGATATAATTAGAAAAGCTATTTCAAATGTTTATAATCAAGGAGCAGGCATACTTGATTCCGATGTTTCTATAGAAACTATAACAATTACTCCGAATCCAAGTAATGTTAGTCCGGATAGTGATTTTGGATTTAATGAATCAATAGTGATTAATTTTGACAGTGCGAGTTAACAATGAGTAAAAAAAATATTAAAGATGATTATGAATATTCTCGAGAAACTTACTATGATCTTTTAGAAAAAGGTAAACATAGTTTAGAGCTAATGATAGAAGTTGCTAGAGAATCCGAACATCCTAGAGCCTTTGAAGTTCTTTCTGGTATGATGAAAAATATGGCAGACATTAATGATAAATTAATGGATTTAAATAAGAAAGAAAAAGAAATAAGTAATACAGATGAGCAAAAACAAGTTAATGGTACAACAAATAATAATGTTTTCTTAGGCTCAACTTCTGATTTACAACGACTTTTAGGCAATAAGGATTTTGTTAATGTTACACCAAAAAGAAACGTATCTAACTAATAGTAATGTAAAAAGAGACGGAGTAGTACAAAACTGGAAAGCTGAAGATGTTAAGACTTATCATCGATGCATGAAAGATCCAGTGTATTTTACTCAAAACTTTATTAAAATAATTTCTTTAGACACTGGTTTGATTAATTTTGAACTTTATAAGTATCAAAAGAAAATGTTTAAACAGTTTACAAAAAATAGATTTAATATCGTTTTAGCTTGTAGACAATCAGGAAAATCTATCTCAGTATGTGCGTATCTTTTGTGGTATGCATTATTTAATCCAGAAAAAACTATCGCTATCTTAGCCAATAAAGGAGCTACTGCACGCGAAATGCTATCAAGAATAACATTGATGCTGGAAAATATTCCTTTTTATTTACAGCCTGGAGCTAAAGCATTAAATAAAGGGTCTATAGAATTTAGTAATAACTCTCGTATTATTGCTGCAGCAACTTCCGGCTCATCTATTCGTGGTCTTTCAGTTAACTTATTATATTTAGATGAGTTTGCTTTTGTTGAAAGAGCTGCAGAGTTTTATACTTCAACATATCCTGTTGTTACTGCTGGGTCAAATACTAAAGTTATTATAACATCCACAGCAAATGGAATAGGAAATACCTATCATAAATTGTGGGAAGGAGCAGTGCAAAACGTTAATGTATTTAACTCTTTTAGGGTAGATTGGTGGGATGTTCCAGGAAGAACTGCAAAATGGAAAGAAGAAACTATTTTAAATACATCGCAATTACAATTTGATCAAGAATTCGGTAATACATTCTTTGGAACCGGTGATACCTTAATAAACACTGAAACTCTATTAGCATTAAAAGCAGCCACACCTATTGAAAGAATGGAAAGCACAGCATTAAGTATATACAAAAAGCCTGTCCCTAAACATAATTATGTTATGACAGTAGACGTTGCAAAGGGAAGAGGACAGGACTATTCAACTTTTACTTTGATCGATATTAGCACTAGGCCTTTTGAACAGGTTGCTGTGTATCGCAATAACACTATCTCTCCTATTCTCTTCCCTACTATTATCTATAAATATGCGAAATTGTACAATGAGGCTTACGTTATAATAGAATCAAATGATGTTGGGCAAGTAGTCTGTAATGGGTTATATTATGATTTAGAATATGAACACGTTCATGTAGAGTCGGCAATTAAAGCTAATGCAATCGGTGTTGAAATGACTAGGAAAGTTAAAAGACTTGGTTGTTCTGCAGTAAAAGACATTTTAGAAACTAATAAATTAAATATATATGATGAACATACAATAATGGAAATTTCTACCTTTGAAGCTAGAGGAACTTCTTATGAAGCTTCAGATGGTAATCATGATGATTTAATGATGAATTTAGTAATGTTTGGATTTTTTGCGACAACAGATTTCTTTTCAGATATGACTAATATTGATATTAAACAAATGATGTTTAAACAAAAAATGAAAGAGATAACAGATGATCTTCCACCATTCGGTCACATAGATGATGCTGAAGATTATATACAAACTTTAGAAGAACAAGAAGATAACCAAAAGTGGTACATAGAATATCCGGATATGCACCCAGATTTATGAGTTTTCATTTTTTATAAATAGATATAAGAATGACTATTCTTGTTATGTAACACTTATAATTTAGTTTTCGATAAAGGGGAAAAAAATGGCGTTATTCACTCCATCAGAATCACCTGCGGTAGTAGTAAAAGAAGTAGACCTTTCGGGTGTAGTCCCTAATGTTCAAACTTCAACAGGTGCTATAGTAGGTAACTTTCGTTGGGGCCCAGTAGAAGAAAGAAAAAAAGTTAGTAATGAAAGCGAATTGGTAAGTACTTTTTCTTCTCCTGATTCAACGAATACAATAGATTTCCACTCTGCTTCAATGTTTTTGAAATATTCAAACAGCTTAGAAGTAGTCCGTGGAGTCACAGCTGCAGCTTTTAATGCTGGTGCATCTACAGTCGGTCCTTATGACTCAGACGGTAGCTCTGATCCAACTAAAGCGCAGTTAATAAAAAACAAATCACAATTCGATAGTGCTGAAACTGGTATTTTAGCTCAAGGTCCTAATGGTCTTGGTGGTAAAATAGCTGTACTGGGTAAGTTTCCAGGTGCACTAGGAAATAGCTTAGCAGTCCATCTATTAGGAGCGTCAGATAGTGCAACACCATCTGCGTTTAATGCCTGGACTTATAAAAATAATTTTGATTTAGCACCAAAAACATCTACCTATGCCGCAAAATATGGCTCATCGCATGATGAATGTCATTTTGCAGTTGTAGATTCAGGTGGATTATTTACTGGTACTAAAGGAACAGTTCTTGAAGCTTATGATGCAGTTTCAGTAGCTCCAGATGCAGTCAAAGATGACGGAAGTTCAAATTTTATAAGGAAAGTAGTTAACCAAAGATCCAACTACGTGTACTTTTTAAATTTTGATTCTTCATTATCAGCTGCTGGTGCTGGCGTAACAAATGCTAGTCTATCAGGCGGTAAAAATTACAAAGCAACAACTATTCCTGTAGTTAAAGAATTAAAGCTAACTAACGGGACAAACAGTGGCGCATTAACTAGTACGCAATTTGCTACTGGGTTTGATCTTTTTGAAGACAGAGATACTGTAGAAGTTGATTTCTTAATCGCTCCAGGTATGACATCTAGAACAAATCAGACCACTGTTACAAATGATTTAGTTGCAACAGCTACAAGCTTAAGAAAAGATTGTGTTGTGGTTTCATCACCATCGAGAGATGATGTTGTAAATATAACAACTGGTCAAACTGATGCTATTGTAGCAGGTGCTAATGACTTTACTGCTTCATCATACTTAATAGTGGATAATAACTATCTTAAAGTATATGATAAATTTAACGACCAATTTATTAAAATTCCAGCAGCTTCTTCTACAGCCGGTCTTATGGCTCTATCAGATGCTAATGCTGCTCCATGGTTTTCACCAGCTGGAAATCGTAGAGGACAGTTACTAGGAATTACAGATTTAGTTTGGTCACCAACAAAATCTCAAAGAGATACACTCTATAGAAATTATGTTAATCCTATAGCAAACATTCCTGGTCAAGGAACAATGTTATATGGAGATAAGACTCACTTATTAAAGAACTCTGCTTTTGACAGAATCAACGTAAGACGATTATTTCTTTCAATAGAAAGAGCGATTGCTGCGGCTGCTCAAAACGCAATGTTTGAATTTAATGATGAGTTTACAAGAGCTGAATTTGTTAATATAGTTGAACCATTCCTAAGAGAGATCAAAGGAAGAAGAGGTATTACAGACTTTAAATTAGTTTGTGATTCAACTAATAACTCAGCCGCTGTGATTGATAGAAACGAGTTTATTGCAAATGTATTTGTAAAACCTGCTCGCTCTATTAACTTTGTAACATTAAATTTTGTCGGAGTTAGAACCGGCGTCGATTTCACTGAAATCGTCGGCACAGTTTAGGAAAGGAGAGTAAAAAATGGCAATTCTAGGAGTTGACGATTTTAAAGCCAAAATCAGAGGTGGAGGCGCTCGTCCTAATCTATTCAAAGCAACAATAAACTTTCCAGGTTATGCAGATGGTGATGTTGAATTATCATCATTCTTATGTAAGTCTGCGTTATTACCAGAATCTACTATTGGTTTAATAACGGTACCTTTCAGAGGTAGAAACTTAAAGGTGGCTGGAGACAGAACATTTGCACCTTGGACTGTTACAATAATAAATGATACTACAATGGACACAAGAAATGCTCTTGAAAGATGGATGAATGGTATTAATGCTCATACAGCTAATACAGGATTAACAAACCCTGTAGATTACCAAGCAGACCTTGTAGTAGAACAACTTGATAAAGATGGTGCAACAACCAAAACTTACAATTTCAGAGGCGCATTTCCTACAACTGTAGGATCAATTTCTGTAACTTACGATGCTGCAGATGCGATTGAAGAATTTGACTGTGAGTTTGCTGTACAGTATTGGGAATCTAATACTACATCTTAATATACATATTAATAGGGAGAGCTTAATGCTCTCCCACTATAAGGATTAAATATGGCTGATAATGGCGGAATAAAATTATTTGGCTTTGAACTTAAAAGAGTTAAAGACGAGAAAAATAAAAAATTATTATCTGTAGTACCAAAAGTAGATGATGACGGCGCAGGCTATGTAACAGCATCTGGATCTCACTACGGTCAATTTCTTAATATTGAAGGAGATGACTCTAAAGATAATACACAACTGATTATGAAATACAGAGGTGTAGCATATCAGCCTGAAGTTGATATGGCTGTAGAAGATATCATTAATGAAGCGATTAGTGGAAGTGAAATAAAAGCTTCAGTTAGTCTAGTACTAGATAACTTACAAGGTGTAAGTCAAACAATAAAAAATCAATTAAACGAAGAATTCAGTAACGTGACTCAAATGTTAAATTTTGAAGAGTTGGGTCATGATATATTTAGAAGATGGTACGTTGATGGTAGAATATATTATCATTTAGTGGTTGATGAATCTAATCTTAAAGCTGGGATACAAGAAGTAAGACCTATTGATGCTGCCAAGATTAGAAAAGTAAAACAAGTTAAAAAGAAAAAAGATGAACAGACTGGTGCAAATTTAGTTCAAAAAACAGATGAGTATTTTATATTTCAAGAGAAAAGTGGAAGTAATTATTCTTCAGGAGTTAAAATATCAACTGATGCAATATGCTATGTAACTTCTGGATTATTAAGTGAAGATAAAAAGAAAGTTGTATCTTACTTACATAAAGCTCTTAAAGCAATAAATCAATTAAGAATGATGGAAGATTCATTGGTTATATACAGATTGGCTCGAGCTCCAGAAAGAAGAATATTTTATATTGATGTAGGTAATTTACCAAGAGGTAAAGCTGAACAATATTTAAAAGATATTATGACTAGATATCGTAATAAATTAGTATATGATGCTAAGACTGGTGAAATAAAAGATGATCGTAAACACATGTCAATGTTAGAAGATTTTTGGTTACCGCGAAGAGAAGGTGGTAGAGGTACAGAGATTACTACATTACCAGGTGGTGATAATCTTGGTCAAATAGATGATATAATTTATTTTCAGAAGAAATTATTCCAATCGCTAAATGTTCCTATGAGTCGTTTAGATCAAGAACAAGTTAGTGGTATATTAGGAAGAGCTACTGAAATAAGTAGAGATGAATTAAAATTTCAAAAATTCATTGATCGTTTAAGAAAAAGATTTAGTAAAGTATTTCTAGAAATTTTAGAAAAACAATGTATTCTTAAAGGTATTACTACACCAGAAGATTGGAAATCTTGGAAAAATAAAGTCATAGTAGACTATGTAAGAGATAACCATTTCACAGAACTTCGTGATGCTGAAATGTTAAGAGAAAGAATTCAAACTCTCGAAACTATGAAAAATGCTGAACTTATAGGTACTTACTTTTCTAAAGACTGGGTTATGAAAAATGTTTTAAGAATGTCTGATGATGATGTTGTAGAAATGGATAAACAAATAAAAGGAGAAGCTGAAAGCGGAGAAACAGAAGAACCTGATGATAATCAACAAGAAGACTATTATGAAGAAGTTCCGGAAATAATAGAAGAAGTTAATCCTTTAGATGAAGAAGGTAAAATTTTAGATAATAAAGTTAAAGAAAAAGAATTGCAGGTTTTAGAGAACGTTGCTCAAGCATTGGCAAATTAAATTATGTCAAAAGTAATTAATGAAGCTCTTATAGCTTTATCTCTTAAAAAGTTAAAAGAAGAGATAGAATATCTTAAGAAATCTCCAAAAAGAGGAAAGAGAGGTATCCCTGGACTTGACGGTTTACATGGTGATCGAGGCCCTATAGGTGAACGTGGTTCAATTGGAGAACAAGGGGCAACAGGTTTACAAGGATTACGAGGAGATATAGGTGAAAAGGGAGATAGAGGACAAGAAGGTAAAGCCGGAGAAACCGGTGAAACCGGTCAGCAAGGCCTTAAAGGCGAAGTTGGCAAGAGAGGTGAAAAAGGCGATCAAGGCAGTAGAGGACAAATAGGTGAACAAGGTGAACAAGGTATACAGGGAGAGATTGGTGCACGAGGTGCTCAAGGTCCAACCGGTGAAAAGGGAGACAAGGGCGAAAGAGGAGAATCAGGTCCACAGGGCCCTCAAGGATTACAAGGAGAAAATGGATATTCAGGCTTACAAGGTCCAAAAGGAAAAGATGGAATCAATGGTAAACAAGGAAAAACTGGAGATCGTGGACCTCAAGGCTTAAAAGGTGATAAAGGTGATCGCGGTGAGAAAGGTGATTCTGGAGAAAAAGGAGATCCGGGCAAATCACTTGAAGTAAATGATATAAAACCTTTATTAGAACCTGCTCTTAAAAAATATGATGATCAACATAAAGCTCATGTACAAAATATTCAAAAAGCGCTTTCATTAGGTGGAGGAGGTTTAGGTGAACAAGATGTACTAAAGTTAAT